TACGAATGCGGGGCGCAAGCCCCGCCTGGTGGGTCTAGCAAGTTTTAATTTATATAATATAAGAATTAATGGATAACTAATAATGGCTGCAACAAATATAGAATTTCCAGTAAGAGAGCTGGTCGATCCTGCGAATCCAGCGCAGCCAATTGCCAACGCACTAATCGCTGAAATGCAATCAGATGCTAACGCACCAAATAATGAAGTAGCAAACATCTCTGGTAATCCTCAAATCTGGGCTTCTGAAGAATCAGTCGATTCAATCATAAGTTCAGCTGATCAAATATCTTCAGAAGACTCAGCATTGATTGATCGTGAAGTATTAAGTGCCGAAGCAATGGTACTTGTTACTAATATCGCTGACAAACAAACACAAGAAGTCATTGCAGATATTACCACCAAAGTATTAGAAGGCTATAAGATAGATTTAGAGTCTCGTAAAGAGTGGGAAGCTCTAAACGAACAAATCATTGATCTTGCGAAACTCATAGTAAAGAAAAAGACTTATGCTGGCGAAGTAGTAGCAAATGTTAAATATCCTCTAATCATTAATGCTTGCATTCAATTTGCTGCTAGAGCATATCCTGAAATCGTCAAGGGTAATGAAATAGTCAAAGGAAAAGTTATTGGAAGTGATTCTACTGGCGAAAAATTTACTCGTGCTCAAAGATTAGCAGAGTTCATGTCTTTTCAACTTCTCAATCATATGGAAGATTGGGAAGAAGGAGTCGACCAATTACTTTTTACACTTCCTGCAATTGGTTGTGTCTTCAAGAAAAGTTACTTTGATTCAATTGAAAGACGTAACATATCTCAAATAGTTTTCGCTGATGATCTGGTAGTAAATTACTGGGCCGAATCATTGGAGCGTGCTCCACGAGTTACCCACAAAATCAGATTATATCACAACGAAATAGTCGAACGCATCACAAGTGGGACATTCATCAAGTTTGATATTAAAGAATTAGGTCAAGCTACATCAGATAAGACTTCAGACATTGATGAGGAAACCCCGCATTTGTTTCTTGAGCAACATCGTTGGTATGACTTAGATAAAGATGGTTATCAAGAACCTTACATTGTAACTATTCACGAACAATCGCAGAAATTAGTTCGTATAGCTCCCCGATATGCCACTGATGGAATCATCCGTACAAATGATGATAAATCCATAATCAAGATAAAGCCAGAACAGTATTTTACTCGCTATATTTTCATGCCATCAATTGATGGTGGATTTTATGGTATGGGTTTTGGTAGTCTCTTGATGAGTAATAACTCGGCAATTAACACAGTTATTAATCAATTGTTAGATGCTGGAACTTTATCAAATCGTCAAAACGGTTTTTTAGGTCGTGGTCTTAAAATCGGTCGTGGTAAATCTATTCAACTAAAATCAGGAGAATGGAAACCTGTTGATGCAACTGGCGATGACTTGAGAAAGAATGTCTTTCCAATGCCAGTTCGCGAACCTTCTGGAACTTTATTTCAATTACTTGGACTTTTAATTGAGAGTGGTAAAGAACTTGCTGGAATGACTGAGATTCTTGCAGGTAACTCACCTGGTGCAAATGTACCCGCAGAGTCTGTTTTAGCATTAATCGAACAAGGCTTACAAGTTTACTCGGCAGTACATAAGAGAATCTTCCGTGCAAACTATAAAGAGTTCCAAAAGATCAAGCGATTAAATGCTTTGTATTTGGATCAAATGACTTATAGCTTAGTCATGGATGATCCGAAAGCAGTAGTACAGTCTGACTTTAATAATGCCGACTATGATATTATTCCAGTAGCAGATCCAAACAATACAACAATGTTGCAGCGGCTTATGAAAGCTAAAGCAATGTTGGAGTTGCGTGGACAAGGATTGAATGATATTGAGATAATGCGTCGTTACTTACTTGCTATGGATATTAGTGATATTGATGCACTGTTTCCACAAGAAGGTCAACAGAATCCAACTGAACAATTAACATTACAGAAACTTCAACTTGAGTTGAAAGAAATTTCTGCAAAGATAGAAAAGATTCAAAGTGAAACTGAATTAAATTATGCTAAGATTCAGAGTGAACTTAATCAGCAACAAAAGAAAAATATTGATGCAGCAAATGAATCAAGAAAACTAGATATTGATGAAACCCAAGTATTGGGACAATTAGAGCTTGGTAGGAGTCAGCAATCACTGGGAAAAGCACCTGGTGGATTAAAGGATGATACGTTAAGAAAAGAGTATGGAATTAAAGAATAATTCAAGGAGATTATTATGGAAAGATTTATTGGAGTAAAAGAAGTTAAAGCATTTAAAATGAATCGCCAAGAATATAATGATTATCGTGGATGGGAATTACCTTCAGATGAGAATGGTCTTGATGATGGTTATCTTGTAGAATATCTTGATGGTGGAAAATCAAATCATCCAAACCATGAGGGATATATTTCTTGGAGTCCTTCTGAAGTATTTGAAAGAGCCTATTATAAAACTAATGGACTTACTTTTGGCTTAGCTATAGAAGCAGCAAAGAATGGGCATAAGATTGCTAGAAGTAAATGGAATGGTAAAAATATGTTTGTGGTGTATATGCCTCCATTGCATTTACCTCCATACAATACTCAAGGAACTGAACGTAAAGTAAATGATAGAACAGCTAAATGGATTGGTGAAGATAAACCACTTAATTGTCAACCATATTTTGCAATGTACAATGCTCAGGAAGAATGGATTCCTGGTTGGTTAGCTTCACAATCTGATATGCTTGATAATGATTGGTTTATTGTAGTTTAAGGAGAGTAAATAATGATTACTCAAGAGCAGTTTGCAGAATGGAAAGAACATCCAGTTACTAAGGAAGTAATGTTAGAAGTCCAGAAATCAATTAATGATTTAACAGAAAGAATTATTGATGGTAGAACTATTGGTACTTCTGCAGAAGTTACGCATGGATTAACGAACAAGATAGTTGGTCAGATTGATGGACTTAATCAGTTGTTAAATATTACTTTTGCAGATGAAAAGATTTTTGATGATGTTAGTCATTTGAGTGGTTATTAAAGTATAAGAATACTTATTTAAAAGGGAAATAATTATGAGCAAAGAACAAATTAATAATTCTGGCATATTACCTACTGGCGGACATTTATTAGTGTTGCCTGAGAAGGTAGAGGAAAAAACTAAAGGTGGAATTTATCTTCCAGAAACAGCTAGAGAAAAAGAACAACAGGCTGCGACGATTGGCTTATTGATTGCTGTTGGCCCTAGTGCTTGGAAAGACCTTGATGATGGTTCTCCATGGGCAGAAGTTGGTGATAAGGTTAGTTATTCACGATATGCTGGTGTATCAATGACTGGGCAAGACAAAGAATCATATGTCCTGATCAATGATAACGATGTGCTCGCAAGATTGCTTTTTTAAATAGGTATTGTTATGGCAGAAGAATTTCTCGCAGATATTATTGCACAAGAAAGCAAAAGTACTGAAAGTACAAAAATTGAAGGAACTGAAAATAATTCAAATTCTAATACATCTAATGCCCCAGTAGAATCGACCGAAGGAAGTACTTTAGCAGAAACTAAAGAATCAACTACTACAGAAAATCAAGAACCATCTCAAAAAACTTTATCTATTGAAGAGATTGCAACGCAACTTGGATGGAATCCTGAATATAAAGGTGAAGGAGCTGTAGATGCATCGACATATATCTTGAGATCGAAAGATATTCAAGATTCGATGAAAAATCATAACAAAGATTTAAAGAAACAATTAAATATTTTACAAGGTTCAGTTGATGCGTTAAAAGAACATAATGAGCGAGTATATCGCGCTGATGTTAAACGCATGGAAGGTGAGATTGCTGAGTTAAAGAAACAGCGACGAGAAGCAATTGAATTAGCTGATGTTACAAAAGTAGAAGAACTAGATAATCAAATCAGTGGTATTCAAAGTGATATTACTGATATAAAGTCACAAGAAACAAAACCAAGTCAAAGTTCTTCAAATGATGTTTATAATGAATGGGTAAAAGATAATCAATGGTACGTTACTGACGACGATATGGCTAAGTATGCAGATACTGTAGCTAAGCAATATGAAGGTGCTCCATTAGATAGAATCTTTAAATTAGTTACGAATAAAGTAAAAGAAGTTTTTCCTGAAAAGTTTGAACAACCAAAAAAGCAAGAAACAAAAGAAGAAGTAAAAATACCGATTGGTCCGAAGAGTCCAGTTGAGAGTGGGAATAATTTAAAACAATCTACTACGTTTACGAAAGATAATTTAACTCCTGAACAAATGAGTATTATGAGACAATTTGTTCAAGGTGGAATTATGACTGAGCAACAATATATTAATGATATAGCAAAAATGCAAGAGGCATAATATGGCAGAGCAAACAAATAATCAAGAGACAAAGAAAGTGGAGCAACCACGCAAGAGAGTACCGCTAGGAACGCGAAACATTTTAACTGCACCGAAAAAGCCCGGATTCGTGCGCCGGTTTGTGAATGACACTGGTGATCGGATACAGCTCTTCAAAGATGCTGGCTGGTCAGCTGTAGAAAGTGTTGGTAATCCTGTTGGTGATGAAAAGATTGGTAGACCTTCTACTATTGGTAGTAGTGCGAATCCTCATGTCGGTAACGGTCAACGTGCTGTACTGATGGAGATTCCAGAAGAAATTTATAAAGAGGATTATTCTGCAGCACAAGCTGAAATTACTAAGGTTGAAAATGAGATTAAAAGAACCTCGAATAAACCTGGTAAAGATGGCTTGTCTGGTAGTGTCAACATTTCTTAATTACTTAATTTACAAAAGGTGAAAAAATGGCGAATTTGGATACTCCGTTTGGCTTTAAGCCGGTCAAACATTTAAGTGGTTCTCCTTGGAATGGTAAAGCAAATGTTTACTATATTCCATCAACTGACAATACTGCTGTATTTAAAGGTGATGCAGTTAAGAGTGCTGGATCTGCTGATGCAACTGGTAAATATCCGACTGTTGCACAAGCTGCTGCGACCAATAGTATTCGTGGTGTAGTTGTAGGTTTTGGTGATAATCCGAATGTAATGATTCAGGCTGATTATCCGTTACGTCAATATCGCCCGGCAGCAACTGCTATGTATTGTTTGGTAGTTGATGATCCGCATGTTATTTTTGAAGTGCAGGAAGATAGCGTTGGTAACTCGATTACTGCTGATATGGTTGGTTTGTCTACTGATATTACGGTAGGTTCTGGATCAACTACTACTGGCAAAAGTGCAATGGAACTTGATTCGAGTGATACTGCTACTGCTGCTGGTCAGTGCAAGATTTTACGCTTAGTAGATCGTGAAGATAATGAGCTTGGTACGAATGCCAAATGGGAAGTGCTTATTATCGAACATGAAATGCTGTCTTCTACTGATGTTTAATGAGGTGATATAATGGGTATTATTACTACTAGCAATTTTGCAAAAGACCTGGTTCCTGGTGTAAAAACTTGGTTTGGACAGAAATATAAGGAATATCCAATTGAATATTTGGATATTTTTGAGAAAGTAAATTCGACTAAAGCTTTTGAAGAAGAAGCTGGTGTTACTGGTTTTGGTTTGGCTACCGTAAAAACAGAAGGTAGTGGAATTGCTTATGATGATCAAGAGCAAGGTTTTGTTAGTCGGTATACGCATGTAACGTATGGTCTTGGCTTTATCATTACTAGAGAGATGTATGAAGATGGTATTGCTGTAACTGTTGCTTTGCGTCGTGCGAGTGCGTTGGCATTCTCGATTCGGCAGACCAAAGAGATTATTGGTGCGAACATTTTGAATCGGGCGTTTAATAGTGCTTATACTATGGGTACTAATAGCGATGGTAAGGAATTGTGTGCAACTGATCATCCTAACAAGTCAGGAGGGACTTGGCGTAACGAGTTGGCTACTGCGGCTGATTTGAGTGAAGCAGCATTGGAGCAGGCTTGTATTGATATTGCTGGATTTACTACTGATCGTGGTTTGAAGATTGCGATTATGCCTCAGAAGTTGATTATTCCTACGGCACTTGAGTTTGACGCAATGCGGATTCTTGAGTCGATTGGACAGTCTGGAACTGCGAATAATGATATTAATGCTTTGAGGGCTTCAAAGAAGTTTCCGAAAGGTATTGCAGTAAATCATTATTTGACTGATTCGGATGCTTGGTTTATTCAAACGAATTGCCCGGATGGTTTGAAGTATATGGAGCGTCGAGCTGATGCGTTTGGAACTGAGAATGACTTCGATACCGAGAACGCGAAGTTCAAAGCAACGTTCCGTGGATCGTTTGGCTGGTCTGATCCTCGTGGAATTTTCGGAAGTCCTGGTGCGTAAACTTGGTGTTCATAAATGAACGGACTTGTCAAGCATTACGACTTGTTTGATGGCCTACGAATGCGGGGCGCAAGCCCCGCCTGGTGGGTCTAGCAAGTTTATACTATAGGAGAAGATATGGGTAAAACGAATTTTCCAAATGGAGTTACTTTTGGTGGTTCCATTGGATCATCTGCAATGATTGGCGATATTGTTCCAGTAAGTGGGAGTCCAGGTTATAAACCTGGATGTTTATTTATTAAAAGTGCTACAGCACTTGGACAAGCAACTCAATGGATTAATCATGGATCAGTAAGTTCGTGTTTATTTGTTCCTGTTGGCCCTGTTGCTGGTTATGGTATTAAGTGTGCGGGCGGGCCAGTTACAAGTGCAGGTGGAGATACTTCTGAAACTATTACTAGATCTGGATTAATTCTTTCTACAGACATCGCTTTTGTCAATCATAAAGTATCGGATGATACTGATCAGATTGTTGCTGCAATTTCGGCTGTAGATGGAATTAATATTACTGGTTCAGCTGATCCTTCAACTGCTCATGGTTATGTGTTTGCTACGTTGAGACGTAATATTGTTCCTGAGTGGGATATTGTTTATGCAGGAACATATACGTCGGTTGGCGGATCGACTGCTGAGGCAATTACAGTTTCTGGTGTTTTAGCTACTGATATTGCTTTTTGTAATTATGGTGCAACGAACGATACTGATGTAATTGCAAAGATTGCATGTACTGCAAATACTATTACGATTACTTGTTCAGCTGATCCGGCTACTGCACATAGTTTTCATTATGTAGTGATGAGGCCAAGAGGTACATTTAAACCATCACATTATATTGCATATGCTGGAACGCATACGACTGTTGGTGGTGCTGCAGCTGAAGCTGTTACTGTAACTGGTGCTCTTGCAACTGATATTCCTATCGTAGTATATAATACGACTAACGATACGGATAGTATTCTTAAAGTTGAAATGAGTGCTAATACTATGACGGTGACTTGTTCGGCTGATCCTTCGACTGTTCATGCATTTAGTTACATGATTCTTCGGGCTTATTAATGATATGGCGGTGCTTGTCGCCGCCTATTTAATTTTAGTGGTATGAATTATGATAAAGAAAACTTTAATTGGATCAACTACAAGTGCAGCAAATGCAATTTTAGTTATAGATAATATTAATCTAAATGGATCAGTTTTTCTTTTTGGAACTAATCTTGCAGAAATTACTGAAACTGTAAATATTCAAATTCAAACTGTTGAAAATCCAGATATTACTAATGATGATCATTGGGAAACATTTGTAGTTAATAGTACAAGTTATGTTCTTAATGCATCTAATTTTAGTAGAAGTTTTGATTTTCGTGGAACTTATAGAGTAGCAAAACCATTAAGTGCTACAGCTTTTGGAGTTAGGTTTGAATAATAGAAATTAAGTTTATATATTTTAATAGGATAAATATATGGATTGGGGAGTATTAGAAAATTGTGTGGCAATGGTAGCAATTACATGTGTAGCTGTTTTTGCTTCAAAATTTAACCTTGATCAAGCATTATCAAGTGCTGCTATTGCTGCTATTGCTGGATTAGCTGGCCATGGAGTATCTAGTATATTTACAAAAAAGACAAAACTTGGTGAATGATTGTGTCAATTTCTCCAGAAGATATTGAGAATGGTGGGAAAATACTTGATATTATTATTCAAATAATTAAATGGTTAGGCGGGACTGTTGTTGCAGCATGGATAGCAGTACGATGGACACTTAAACAAGGTGTTATAGTTGGTGAAGAAAAACAACGATATGAAAATATTGTTGAGATAGTAGAAAAACTAAAAGCACTTGATTTAGATAGTCTTATTAAAACTGTTGCTGAATTAAAAAAAGATTCACCAATGTGGCTTACAAAAACTGAGCATGATGGAATACAGCGTATTTGTCAAGGTGATATTGAGCGAATGATTGATTCAAGAATGTATAAGGCTGTTCTTGAGTGGCGTGATGAACTAGCTTCTATTAATGCTAATGTATGTCATATAATGGGAGCACTTAATCTGCGTCCAGTAGATCAAGGTAAAAGAAGACGTCAAACTGATGTTAATGATGCTTAATTATGATTACTGATTCAAGATCGCCAGAAGATGTAATTCGTCCATGCCCTAGTTGTAATTCATTGATGGCAATTATTGAAACACAAGATGGATTATTGTATAAGTGTGGTTATTGTGGTGATGAATTGCCTGTAATTATTTTAGATAATATTTCTGATTGATAAGGTAATAAAATGAAGTATAAATGTAGAGGATTAATTGATCAAAAAAGACGTTTTATACTTCAAGATTTACAGAATGAATGTGTTTGGTTTTTTAGTTTTGATCAGATTAAAGATTTATTAATGCAAATTGATCTAGATGAAAAAATAACTAAAGATAAAAAGAAGAAATAATGAATTATAAGTTAGATAAAGCTGTTGAGTTAATTCGTAGTTATGAGGGTATTATTGATGGAGATCCTACAACAGTTAATCTTAATCCATATTTATGCCCAGCAGGTTATTGGACAATAGGTTGGGGCCATGTAGTGCGAGATGTTACTGGTAAGTTATTACATGGAATAGAAAATAAAAAGATTGCTTATAATGTTTATCCTAATGGAATTACAAAAAATGATGCTGAAAAATTACTTCAATCAGATGTATTTAATTTTGCTTTATGTGTTGATGATTCACTTAAAGTAAAAGTTAATAATAATCAATTTTGTGCTTTAGTTAGCTTTGCGTTTAATGTAGGAATTAGTGCATTTGAGAGTTCAACACTACTTAAAAAATTAAATCAGAATTATTTTGAAGTTGTTCCAGAACAATTAATGCGATGGACTAAAATAAAAGGTAAAGAATCAAAAGGATTATTTAATAGACGTAAAGCTGAAGTTGCTTTATGGAATACTTAAATTTTTATTATTAAAGGAGATTTAAAATGGCAGTTACATATACTACAGCAGTAAAAACAGCCAGAATGACCGCAGTACGAGATGCTATTGATGCAGGATCATCTGCAGGGTATATTGAAATTGGAACTACAGGAATGGCTTCTGTACTTGCAACTATCCCATTAACTGATCCTTGTGGCTCGGTAACAAATGGAGTTCTTACTTTTACTATGCCTCATTCTGATACTTCTGCTGATAATACTGGTACAGCAGCTGCTGCGCGTATTCGTACTAGTAATGCAACAGATATTGTAACAGGATTGACTGTAGGCACTACTGGGGCAGATATTAATTTGGATTCGGTAAGCATTACGGCTGGACAGACTGTTACGCTGACTGCTGGATCAATTACGCACGCATAAGAGATTGTTATGCTTATTATGCCAAATGTCCCTATGTGGGGATGGCAATACCATAATGGCGGCTCAAATCCTAGCGCTACTCCAGGAACTTCTGTTACTCCTGGAACAAGCAATTCTGAAGGATCATGGACTCGAGTAGCTGCGGCAGCAAATATTACTACTTGTGTCCATGGTTTTTGGATAATGATAAGTAATGGAAATACGACTGGGACTGACAAAAGTCATCTTCTCGATATAGGAATAGACGAAGCTGGAGGTACTTCATATACTGCTATTATCAGTAATATTGTATGTGGACAGACTCAAGCAGGATCAACTGGCTGTAATGAATTCTATTTTCCATTAGGAATACCACAGGGAGCTTCAGTTGCAGTACGAGTTCAGGGTGTAGCTTCTACTGCTGGAACGGTTCGTGTGTGGGCGATGTTTTTTGGTAAGCCATCTTGTCCTGAGTTGGTATTAAAAGGTGAAGTTTCTGAGACAATAGGTACAATAACTAATACGCAAGGAGTATCTTTTACACCTGGTAATGCTGCTGATGGCTCTTGGGCATCATTAGGTACGACGACTAGAAATCTTTGGTGGTGGCAGTTAGGAGTACAATGTAGCAACGGAACTATAACTGCACAATATACTTGGGTAGATTTAGCATATGGTAATGCCACCAATAAGGATTTTATTATTCGAGCATTTCCAATAGGTTGGTATGGAACTGCAGAGATTGCAGCGCAAATGTGTGCGCATCACATGCTACAAGGATTTTGTTATGTTCCAGCGGGATCAACATTATATGTTAGGGGTAGATGCAGCACTACTCCCGCAACTGGATACAACGCAGTAGCTATAGGAGTGGGTTAATTGTATGGCTATCACAGAAATTACAAACAGTCAGACAGTTACAACAACTGAGCATTCTCTGCCTGCTGACGCAACATACTCTAGTAGTTCTCCACAAACAACAAGTGGCGTTTATCAGACATATGTAGACCTTTCTGCTATGGCCGCAGGCGATGAGTTTGAGCTAAAAGTATATGAGAAGGTTTCTTCATCTGCAACACAACGACTCATATATGTTAAGAATTTTGTTGGTGCTTGTGCAATGCCATTACATGTTATTCCTTCACTAACTTTTCTACACGGGTGGGATATAACAATAAAGAAAATAGCAGGAACTGATCGATCGATTGAGTGGTCTATTCGTAAGGTAGCTTAATGTCTTGGGCGTATGATCCATTAATTCTTAGTTCGTCGGCTGCGGCGAGTATTATCGAAGGTGAGCTTTCAGTAACTGAGAGCGGATCGGATACTTGCGTTATTTTCTTTACCGATGGGATTCTTCGTGATCCATATACTGGAGAAATTCTTACTGACGATCAAGGAGTAATTCTTACTGATGGTTGGGTAACAAATATTGGTCCATTCTCAGCTATTGAAAGTGGAAATGATACATTAGCATTTTCTGGTACTGTTACTGAAAGTTCTTCTGAAATTTCTGGATCTCTAGTAGTTAATGAATCTGGAAATGATTCTACATCTTTTGATGGCCAAGTATTTATATCTGGATCATTAGCAGTTAATGAAATTGGTTCAGATATATTAGCATTTGTTGGTAATATTCCTATTTCTGGTTCATTAGTTGTTAGTGATTCTGGAAATGATGTATCTGCATTTGCTGGACAGACTTTTGTTTCTGGTACATTTATTATTAATGAATCTGGTATTGATAATTTATCAATTACTGGACAAACAATTATTTCTGGAAGTTTAGCTACTAATGATGTTGGTAGTGATGTAATAGTATTTACTGGAAATATTCCTATTTCTGGAAATTTAAATATTACTGAAACTGAATTAGATTCTAGTTCATTTGTTGGAAATGTTTTAGTTACTGGAGGATTAAATACTACAGAATCTGGAAATGATATTTCTAGTATTTCAGGAGAGTTATCTTTTGAAGAACTTTCAGGAGCATTAGAAGTTACTGAAAGTGGTGTTGATATATCATCTTTTGTCGGTGATTTACTTATAAATGGTGAAGTTTCTGGCTCTGAAAGTGGCTTAGATTCATTTATTGGTATAGGAATAGTTTTTTGTTCTGGAATTTTAACATCAGTAGAAACTGGAAGTGATTCTTTTAGTTCTTCTGGAGATACTTTAGTTCAGGGAACTATTGAGTCTATAGAATCATTATCTGATGTTAGTACGTTTGTTGGCAATATTTATATTTCTGGAAGTATTTCGACTACTGAAAGTACTAATGATGCATGTTATTTTTTAGGTGAAGGAGCATCTTCAGTAATAACTGGGACATTATCGGCTACTGAAAGTACATCAGATTCATGTTATTTATTTTTTACTGATGGTATTCGATATGATGAAAATCATGATCCACTTTTAGGTGATGATGGATATCCTATTCATGATGGATGGGTATTAAATATAGGTCCATTTGTTGTAACTGAAAGTGGCGCTGATACTACATCGTGGAGTGGATCAATTAGTAGTGTTGAATCTACTGGAACATTAAGTGTTAATGAAAGTGCAGTAGATACAACTATATGGACTGGAGATGTTATTATATCTGGTTCATATGAATTATCAGAAATTGAATCAGATACATATAATTCTTCTGGAAATGTTTTAATTTCTGGAAATTTAAATGTTGAAGAATTTGAAAATGATTCTATAGATTTTTCTGGTAATGTTATTATTTCTGGTTCTTTAGATGTACAAGAATCGTCAACTCTTGATCAGTCATCATTTTTAGGAGAAGGAGTAGAAATTCCAGTAACTGGAACATTTAATATAATTGAATCGAATGTAGATTCTATTAATATTGATGGTGCGGTTTTAGTTTCTGGAAATTTTTCAATTAGTGATAGTAATTTAGATAGCACAAGTTTTTCTGGTAATTTATTTATTAGTGGAACATGTGCTATTATAGAAGATAATTCTGATACTATTGATTTTTCTGGATCAGTAGCTTGGGCTCCGATTAGTGGTAGTTTAACAGTTTCTGATGTTGGTATAGATCAATCTGTTTTTGCTGGTAGTATTGTTATTCATGGAGATTTAAGCTCTTCTGAAGATTTAGATCAATCTAATATTATTGGACAAGTTATTGTTTCTGGTAGTATTAATTATGCAGAAACAGGTAATGATGTTGCTTTTTTTGCAACTACTTTAATTTCTTCTGGTAGTTTCTCTACTAATGAATTAATTTTTGATTCGATTAGCTTAATAGGACAAGTAACTACAGTAACATTATTAGATACAAGAATTTATGTTTCAAATATAAATAATATTACTGAAGTATCTAATATAGATATTTTTACAAGTATTTCAAGTATAACAAATAATATAGAAATAACTTCTATAGACAGATTAACATCTACGGTGACAATATGAGTAGATTAATAATTACAGGAGACAATATTCAGTTTCCGTGGCAACTTAAAATAAATAATCAAGAAGTTGATTTAAGTAATATAAATTCTATTAAAATAAAATTAGTATCTTTGAATCATAAAGTATCTTATACTGATACATCAATAGAGTTAGATAAAAACTGGCCTGGAGCAAATTGGAATACTGGATTATTTATAGTACGTATACCAAGAGCTGCTACTTCTGGAATTACTTATCAAGGTGATGCTTTACTTGAAGCTAGTGTAAATTTTATTACTGATATAGAGGATCAAACTTGGTATCTTAAAGTAAAAATTATAACAGGACAAGTTGATTAATAAGGATGATTATGAAAATTAAATATTGTTTTATTTTTTTAGTCTTGTTTGTAGCTAGTAATGTATTTGCAGCAGCTATTTCAACTTATCCAACTAAAACAACTCCTGTAGCAGCAGATAAGTTTCTTATCAGTGACTCGGCAGATAGTTGGAAAACGAAGAATGTTACATTGGATGCACTTATTATTGCAGGAAACAGTGGATATACATTCACATTAGGATCACTTGATGACTTGAAAGTTACGCTCACCAGCGAGGCCACGTCAAATCTTGTCGATGACTCTATCGCGTATGGGGGGACTGATGACAATTTGCGGGTTTGGAGTGCGGAGCGTGTCGGGCTGATAACCACAAATACGCAAACAGGCTCGCATGCCAGCCCTTCAACCACTACCCCCCTGTCTCCCACATGGTCCGGGCCAGTCCATACCGTTTGGTATGGGGCAACGGGGACGATAAATCTTCCTGCGGCGTCAACCTATTCCGGGCGTGGAATCAGGATCTATAACACAGGCGCTTTCACCATAACCATAGACCCCAACGGGTCTGAGGTAATCGTGAGAGATGACGGTACAGTTCAGACTGGCGGGGTCTCTATGACGTTGGCAAGTGGGGCGGGGAACAGGGTCGCGTTGATTTCTGATGGTGCCAGATGGGTGGTTGTCGGGAATCGCGGTACGCTTGCTGCGGGGAGTTGATACGATGTTGAGAATATTCATTGTTGCAATATTAACATTACTTCCTTGTGTGTCGTTTGGGCAAAACACCCTTATGCTTGACGACTCGCAAGCCAGTTCTCCGACATATCCAGATGTTATTTTTTATTGGTCGTGCGACTCAACCACCGCAGAAAAAAGCTCAGGAGACACGACAGCGACATCCGAGGTAAGCGCGGCAATTGATACGTCTACCTATCAGGTTGGCACCGGGTCTTGTTCGTTTGGTGGGTCTTATTCACGGTTTGATTTTACACTTAACAATGATGACCTGGCAGATATGGAGACTGGGCGCGTTGGCATGTGGGTTCGGGTCACGACCAACGGGTCGGCATCGTCAATTTTCAAGGCGAGCTATGATGCTAACAACTATATCAAGCTCGCGTTTTTCAATACTGATTACCGCGTGATGATGGATTACTACGCAGGCGGTAGCGGTATGCAGTACGAGGACACGGCAGCCGGGGCGTTTGCCTTAAACACTTGGTTCTTCCTTGAGTATTCTTGGAACAAAGGTGCCGCCGGTAACGATTTTTACATGTACATAAACGGAACTCAAGTGGCGACGCTTGATGCTTCTTCCGGCACATGGGCAAAATCAGCCGCAGGCACATTGACCTTTGGCGACATAGAAGGGAACGGTGCTGTTTTTAGAGTGGACA